GTATGGAATTTCAGGAATACGGAAGCCGTAGGAACGAAGTTTGAGCAGAGCCTTCCGACGCTGATGGGCGTCAATGATCCACAACTTGCCGTCGGGGTCTTTCCATACTTTGAATGAATACTTGAAGCCACGTGTGATGATAAGCATCTGCAACTTCGATAATTTGTCTTCGTCTGGCTTTTTAAAGTCTTCTTGAAGTTCGATAAAAGAGTCCAGCGGGGCAGTAGGAAGATTGCTCAAATTAAAAACTTTTATACTATTTTCCATTGTTGCTATTTATTTATTTTGTTGTTCAAGAACCATCTTGAATAGTTTTTCACGCTCCCGATGCCGTTCGAGGTTCTTTAGGTCATCAGCACGGCGGTTCTTGCGGTCGGTGCGTTTTATGTAGGAGCGGTAACGCTTGATATTGTCGAGCACGTTCTTGTGCTGGCGCAGGAACTCGGCAGGGTCGGCTTTGAGTAGTTTCATGAGTTCTGCTATCTCTGAGCGTCCGAAGAGCAGTGGGTGTTTGCAGAGAAACTTGCCCGTGTCGTTGAACGATTGCAGCTCGGCGAATGCCTGAAGATTACGTATGCGCAATTCTGCCATATCAGCTACTGCCTGTGCATTACGCTCTTTCTCCAGCAGTTCGTCGAGCTGCTTCATCTTGCGATAAGTGTTGATGCGGTCGTTATAGAGAACTGTTGCCATCTGCACGTCCGCATCAGCAAGGTTTTCCCAGTCTATTTTCGGGTACTCTTCTTCTTTTTTTTTGGAGTAGCAGGCTTCTTTGGTTGATTGCCTTTTCCTTCTTCGGAAGAGTTATCCACAGAGTTATCCACATTATCAATTTCTGCACCAGTGTCCTCTGATGGTGTGTCGTTACCTTCACCATCTGTTGGGTTCTCAGTACCAGTGCCCTCTAATGGAGTACCGTTACCTTCACCATCTATTGGGTTCTCAGTACCAGTGCCCTCTAATGGAGTACCGTTACCTTCACCATCTGTTGAGTTCTCAGTACCAATTCCCTCTAATGGAGTACCGTTACCTTCACCTCCTGAATTGTTGTCAGTGTCTTTATTTTCTGCAGCAAAGAATTCGCGACGATTTCGTACGATTTCGTCGTGTTCACAAACGTCGAGCAATGCAAACAGAATATCTTCTGAATTCTTCTCGGGTGCATGGTCGAATCGTACAAAGTCGGTGCTTTGTGGATTCTTCTCATGCAGCAATGCGAGGTCGGCTTCTACAGCCTGCGGATTAACAAGCTGGTTGAAGTGAATAAGCTTTTCTCTTGTACTATACATAGTTTTTTTATTTTAAGTGAAGAGAGCAGAAAAACAGACCGCCGTCTTTCTGCTCTCTGTAGTGTGTTATACTCCTGTACGAGATACTTCGACAAGTGTCGTTGTGTCAAGAACACGGAGCGTAATAGATGCACCTTCCTTTGCCGTCCATGTGGCACCGTCTTCGAGAACGAAGGTTGAGCCGTCTGCAATAGTGGCAGGCTTATCGGTTCCAGCACCGATAAGGGTAATGTATCGTCCCTTGTCCGCCTTGGTAAGACCCGATACGCTTGAAATGGCTGCTGCACCTGTTGTGCCATTGGCGATTTTGTAGGTGTTGGCATTTGCCTTAATGGTAATGGTTGTAGATCCAGCAGCCACCTCTCCAGCAGCCACTACGGCAGGGTTACCAGTATAGAGGAGGGGGAGGGGTACAGAATTACGCTTAAAGGTGAATGTTCCATAACGACCGTCCTTATCGTCTTTGACCTCCGTATTGGCAAGGATAATAGGACGCTCGAGTTCACCAAGGATATACCAGTCGGAAGATTTTACGTGCTTGTAGATAATAATGAATTTTCCACCACTGTATTCCTCGATGAAATTATACAAATTCATACGAGCACCACCCATGATGATAACAAAACTGTTCTCACCAGAGGTTGTGATATCTCCCTTTTCAGTAGTTGCTGTAAAGGATGGTATATCATGCGCCTCGAAATAATGCGGAATTTCGCCTGGTTTTAAAGGTATAGGCGCAACCTCGCGTTGTGCATTGGGCTGTGGGAATGGCTTTGTGCGGTCTATTTGGTCAAGTGCCACAAGGTAAACGATGTAGGAAATGGCAGAACCATGCGTATCACGGTCAGACACATCATCGATATTTCCTACTACAGCCATAGAGGCAAACGAAACCAAAGAGCCGGTAGCACCGAACAAAGAGTAATCGAGTAATGCTGCAAGGAGCATTGCAAAACCAAACACTGCCAATGTTACCATAAACATTTTGCGAGTTTGACAGTCGGCGTAATTGAACCCCTTGTTAGGGTCGTATGCACGGTATCTTTTCTGAATTTTTGTTCTTATCATTTCTTTCTTAAATTTTGCGGGAAGCCGACGAGCGACTTCCCGCGGTGAAACAACATCTATATACTATTAAAAATGGATTTCTAATTAGCGACCTCCAGGAACGTTAGGCTGGAGTGCCTTGTTGATGGTGCGTTTACCACCTACGCAGCGTTCCAACTCGCGGAAGTTACCATCGTTACCAAGAATCACCATGATGTAGTCGCCTACCTCTGAAGCATTAAATGCTGCAGTGAGATTAGCAAACTTACCACTCTTGGCAATCTTTGGAAGATGGGTCTTATCGCCACACTCAATGCAGTAAGCTACTCCAGCCTTTGCATTTTCGATGTCGGTGTAAGTTTCCTGTGTTGTTGCGCTTCCAGTAGTCAACCAGAACCCCTTGTTGGCATCCAGCTTGTCGACGATGGTTGCTGCAAACAGGTTGATGAAAATCTGCTGCCACTCGTAGTTGTTGTCGTCCATGGCTTTCTTGGTGTCGAAGCGACGACCTGTGAACGATGCTGAACAACCTTCTTTCCAAGTGCTCCATGCACGAACTTGTTCCATCTGCTCCTGCATCTTCATTGAGAGCATTTCGCCAGGAACAAACTCAAGGAACTGAATGTTGCCTGGTTGATGCAGCATCATGAATGGAAGCTGACCGAGGTATGGTAACCAAATAATACGAACGGTAGTATCAGGAACAACATTGAGAGAACCCATCGGACCAGAGAAGTCGGTATCCTTGCCATAAGTGGCACGGACATTCTTAATCCACCAAGCCTGATGGTTCTTATTCAAGTAGATGCAGTGCTGGTCAATATCCATGTCTTCCGTAACAGAAGCACGTACGTCGGCAATGAATTCCTGTACTGCAGCAAGCATTGTAGCCTGAGCATATGAACGATACACATCGCTTGCATGTGGTTTAATGTCATACTGATGCACATAACGCAGAAGCGTATAGAGAATACCAGTACCAGCATTGTTGTAGCTACCAGCTACGCCCTGTTCTGGCTTAACATAGATACCACGCATACGACGTTTATTCTGTTCAACCTGTGCAGTAGTGAGGGTGTTGAGCAACTGATACTCAATCATCGTCCACTTGATTGGGTCTGAACCTTCCTTGTTGAGATAGCCGATGTACTTGCGCTCGAGTTCCTTCATAGGTCCCCATTCCATCTTTATCATGGCATCGTCTACATAACCCATGTGGTTTTCGATCTTCATACCACCCTTGAAGACTTCGCCAGACTGATAAGCCTGTGAGACTTCGTCGAAGAATGTGTTGAAGACCAGGTCACGGTCTTGATAGCCGTAAGCAACAGGGAAGTACTGTGTCATATCACGTACTTGAAGCACGCGAGCAATGAGCGCATCTTGACGCAATACGATAAATTGGTCGCCTACACCAGCTTTCTCCACACCTTCATAGTTAGTGGCATACTTGCCTGCAGCAAGGGCAGCAGCATCAAGCATCTTGTTTTCTTGCAGATACTGGTAACGCTCCTTGAGCGACTTGGCATACTGACAAGCTGCTTTATGGAAGGCAACGCCGTCCACTTGTTCGTCAACTTCAGGCAAAGCTGCAGCAGCACGAGGATTTGCAGCTATCTTATTCCAACGACTATCCATAGAGAACATAGAGTGTTCTATTCCAAACAAATACGTTGGAGTATTGCTGAAACCATTAATGCTAACTGGAGCGGAATTTACAGTCTGCTCAGGAATATCTGGAGCAGCTTTTTCCCCCAGTGCTTTAACATCGGCACGGAGTCCGTTAATGCCTGCGATGATGCTTTCTACCGAAGCATTGGCTTGCTGAGCTGGTTGCTTGCCATCTTCGTTTTCTACGGTAGCTGCAGGAGCAGAACCAACAAGTACCTCGTGAATGGCATTGAGCGTCTTTTGGAACTCGGCAGTCTGCTCTGCCGTTTTCTTGGCAGCTTGTTCTGCTGCAAGGTCTGCGCTCAATTCTGTCTGATACTTCTTTTGGTATTCAGCTATCAACGAATTGAATTCCTCGTTGGAGAGGGTTTTGCTCTCGAACTTCTGATTAAGATTCAGAAGTTTGAGAACTTGCATAAGTTTTTCTTTGAAGTTCATAAAAACTAAGATAAAAAATTAAACATTATATATTGTATATGGCAGTCTTCATTTTTTTTGTATCTGTATACTCGTTTGCCATAGCAACAACTTCTGAAATGGCTTCACCCATAGTTCTGCTACCGTCAGTAAGACCGATTTCCATAGCCTGCGGAGTGAAGAATGTTTCTCCACGCAATACTGGTGCGTCATCAGGGAGGTCTGTGAGCTTACTCCGCTGAGAACGTACTGCAGAAAGAAATTGTTCATTCATAGGATTGAGTACGTCATTGACGTATTTCTCATCTTTGCCGTTATACAAATCTTCGAAGGTTTTATTCTTCAAGTCAGCGTTGGTCGCTTTCGCTTTCATGTGCTTGATACCAAGTTTCTCGTAATATCCCTCGAAATTGTAAAAGCTACACATGGTACCGATACAGCCCACGTAATCATTTGCAGTACGGGCATAGACACGTTGTCCATGACAGCCGATGTAGTATCCTGCAGAACAACACATCTGTTCATAATATGTGATAATGGGTTTCTCGCAATTACGCAGTGTCTCGCTCAGTCGGTCAAGATACCACGCCTCTCCACCTGGAGAATTGATATGCAGGAAATGGCAGGTGATCTGTGGATTGGCTTCCGCTGCCTGAAGGTCAGCTTCAAGTTGCTTGGAAGAGAAATACCAATAACTGTTAGCCATGACAGTACCCCAAACACGATGGTAAGCAATACTGCCTTCAGGAAGTTCTTCATTGTCGAACTCGTCTGTAAGTGTTACTCCAGGAATGTCATTTTCCTGTGTCAGCATCTTCTGCAGCTCCTGAAGGGCTGTATGAGTCTCGAATTGATACCATGTGTGGTCTTTCAGATAAGCATCCATTTCGGTAGGTGTGAAACCGTAAGCTCCTTTCGGGTTCGAGTTTTCGTCTATCTTACCATTGAGAGGAAAGGCAGCAAGCATGGCTTGACGATACCCATCAATGGTAATAAACAGTGGATACCCTGAAATTAAAAGGTTCTGTAATTCGTTCATCAAAATCTATTTTTGATGCGAATTTACTATATAATAAGGTGTATGCAAAAGACCTATAAAAAAGGGTCTGCAAGCATTTTGCACTTGATAACAAGGTTGGCAGAGTTCAGATTCGATGAAATTTGAACTCGTGCAGGAATATCCAATGTGCCTATCTCGTAAATTTTACTATTGGAAGTTTTTATCTTCACGATAGCATTTCGCTCGATAGAGAAGAAGCGTTGAGCATTTCTGTTGGGTACTTCTATTACGAGTGTCTTGTCGCAATTCCAATAATTTCCACTCTCGTTCTCAGAGAGTTGAGGAATATAAGAGAAAGAATCTGCTATGAATTCATATATTCTCGGTTGGCTGCCTACTCCTGAATCAATAGGGCTGACTTCTATAAGATTTGAAAATTCTATCATAATTTGCTTTTTAAATTGACAAAAACGGCTATTCGGTATGTATTAAATGATGTTAAACGGATATTCTTTTATTATATTTTCTCTTCTTTTTCGGGTGCAAGAGGTTACGGAAGCGATAAAAGTTCTTTAATAATGCATCGGAAGAAATTGATAATAAACGATATCTGCGAATGAACTCAAAGATAACTTCACTGTTATTGCGTTCCCTTCCAAACTCTTCATTCTCCAGTAAAACGCTGTGTAGCTCAAAATTGAACATTCTTCGAATCTGTTTCTCAATTTCCTTTGCAGCAGCAGGAGACAGATAATTATAATATGCAGGGTCTTTCCAGGCAATACCGTCTCCACCTTTCCGACATGGGAGAGAAATGCGAAGATTGCCGTCAGTATTATCAGGTTGGTTGGCACGCTGTCTTGACATGTTCTCCCAAATACAGTGGTAGAGGTCAGAAGTGTGTGGTATTTTTACCGTTCCACTTTTTTTATCCACACCGTATTTTCCGATAATGTACTCTGCAAGATAGGGCTCAATCTTGATAGTAGCATTTTTTTTAAAGGCTCTTTTTTCTTTATTCATTCTATTTTTTAAATTTTTTGTTCCTACCGTCCTACAATCCTACAAATTTTATTGCGGTTTGTGCAAAGTTACTCAAAATCAATTGATTATAGAAAATATTTCAATTATTTTTTCGCTTATTTCACT